TCCAAGTCGCTCCGCAACGTGCTTGAAATTGTAGAATTTATCTTCGTTACTGATGGTATATTCTATTGATTTATTATCGCTTATCTCCGCTGCGATATTAAAAAACTTTTTTCTGAACTTATTATAATCATCGTATTTCATTTTCACTCTCCAAACAATGTTCACACAAAGAATCTTCACACATAATACATTTTGGATTCTCTGGCTTTAATATTAATAGTACACATGGCTGTCTATCAAACTTCTTTGCAGGATTTGGTTCTCCATCTTCTAATGCTAACCACTGTGGCAGTCCTGCATACCTTATCTCTGCGCCATAATCACCTAATACTGCAATTCCACGATTGCAAAACATTGGTAATATAAAGACCACTAACTTACCTTTTTTATGTTCTTCCATACCTTTGCGCACCCATTTCATTACTCCACCAACAAATGGTGGATTTACATAGTTACGCTGACCCCATTCCACTTCTAAACCATCATAACCTTCTGGCCTGGGATGTGGACATGGATCGTAATCAAAATCAAACTCATCGTTTAATGCTTTCATCATTTCTGGAGGTGTTGCCCAATATCTTTTTTTCACTCTTTCTCTCCTTTTTTATCTATTCTCCTAAGTATTTCATCGCAGGCATCCATACATACGTCTAATCGTAAATCCTCGCTTACAAGCACCTTTTTCAGCGCATTATCGATACATTCACTAACCAGTGCAACCATTGCTGCTTTTGGGTTTTGTTTCATTGGATATGGCATACTCTCTCCTTATAGTTTAGCGGGGTCACGACTATCACGATCATTAGACACGCCATTTTCGGGTTCATGGGTTTCTAAGACCCCGCTATTAAATAAATTCTTCATCCACTCATGCTTGACTATCCAGAGCCAAGGCTTTCTATCTTGGCGGACCATAACTACATCCGCATTCTTAAAATCTAAAAATCCTGCAATCTTTTTTCTGCGCTTAACCTGCACACGAATTGTTAAGTCACCTTTAGTGGCTTTAACATCAATATCGCTCTTTTCACCAAAGCTACGACCATCACTACCCCAACTGCGTTCGGCTATGAAGCCGAGATCGCGGAGCAATTCAACGACCTCGACTTCACCTTTGTAGCCTTTTCGGGATGCGGAAGAAGGCATCAGAAAGGTAGCTCTTCCTCGCCTTCCGCGGTTGGCGTACTCTCAAAAACCTTTTCTGGTTCGTAGGTTTTCTTAAACTCTGCATACGCATTTTTTATTTCCTCACTAAGAGGTGCTTTTGGGCATGGTGTAACAGTATACGTAGTGTCCATGCCATCACCACTGCGTGTAACGATCACATCATATTCTGTCAGGTTACCCCATTCAGAGTTGCGATCCAACTCTGTTAACTGCTTTTGTACAGTAGCTTGGGTCACATCCAATACTTTGATTGAATTGCCATCCCACACTGGTATCTGCCAAAAATGTTTTGGCTTCTCACCTGCGGGTGCTTCACCTGCTGTTTTGATGCGAACTGGCGTACGATCATCCTGCCAATACTGATAACCCATTACTGGTGTACCTAATATTCGGAATCTGTTTTCGCCTTTGACAAATTTCATAAAGCTACTCTCACCAGTGCTTGGCACATCGTAGGTAGGCTCTAGTAGTCCACTCATCGTTACTCCTTTATTATGTTATAAGTATATCCATGGCGATCGAGTAAGGCGAGTATCTTCTTATACGTTTTATCATCTGTATTAGCCTTGACACCGATGTCTGATTTATAGACTTTTCGCGCACCTGGAATGTATGTTTGGGATTGACCCAAGAGTTTGCGCACCTTATGTGCAAAATTTATTCTCTCTTGTTTATCTGGTATGTGTATTGTGAGGAGCATGGGCAGTGCCTAATGACGTAAAAGAGAGAGAGTGTAGTTGTGAAACGTCACTTCAATCAGCACTGCCCAAGATACATGACAAATATTTAATAAGGCCACTGGATATATTCCATCTTGATGCCAAGAACTCTGGCAATCCTAACCTTATGTTCATAACGAAACTTACGCTTACCACGCATCATAAGTGAGAGCATAGATTTATCCAGCGCAATCTCGCGCGCTAATTGATTTTGTGAAAAACCACACTCTCTCATATGTTGTTGTAAATCTTTCATAAGTGTTGACAAAGTATAATAACGCTTGTCAACACCAAGCAAGAACTATTTTATATTAGAACTCTTCTTCGATGCGCATACCGACATTGTATACGTCTGGCGCGACTTGCTGCATGTCTAAACTGTTCTGTGCAAAGCGTGCAAACATATACTCTGATTCTGCATTTGTTTGTGTGCTTGAATTATCAATATTAAATATAAAAGGTCTGTGTGGTCCATCAGTTAAGTTCCATACATCAGATACAACACTATCATCAGAAAATTGATATACAGTAGTTTCTGATGGTAGTAAATCACTTGCAGAAAGAAAACTAAAATTTAGGTCATATGCAATACGGCCACCATATACTGCTTGACCATAAGTACCTAATGCAAATGGACTATTATTTGTACCGCTCGCAGTTCTACCAAAGCTAGTTGATGTTCCATAACGCTGACCACCTACTGATTCATTTATATTGACCTTATCATAAATTATACTTCTTGTTAAATTTAAATCTGGTGACTGTGGCATATCAAAATGTTCACCAATCATAATGCCGCCTAACTTAAAATCTGTGCTACTATCCCATGCAGTATCACCTTCAAATTGGATGGCCCAATATCTAAGGTCTAATTCATTAACTGCAACAATTGTTGTACCATCAGATGCTGGTGTGATAGTACCAGTTTTATTACCATCACTAGCTGCTTTTGAATCTGCATTTATTATTTCAACCACTCCTGCACTGCTCCAATTCACATCATCAGTATCTGCATTTGCACCATCTAATGCTGTTATATCACTAGCTTCGTCACCAGCAAATACTTTAAATCTGCCATTACATGAATTTAAATTATGATTAAGTATTGCAATGTAAGTTTGTTTATATGCAGCGGTAGTAAATGCAACATTAAAAAGAACATGACCGTCAGTATCTGCGCTTGTATCAAATGTAACTTGATTTAATGGTCGTAAATCTAAAAGATCATCCACTGTATTACCAGATGGTAAACCTACAAAACCATTACTAGGATTTGTGGCAGTGATGCTACCAACTGCGCTACCACGCGCTCTATGGTAATTAATTAAGTCTGTATAAAATCTTGGTATACGTATATTTTGATTTGCCATTAGCCTACCTCACGTGCTGTTATACTCACTTTTCCTAATGAGCGTTTTAAATCTGTAATCATATAATAATCTCCCCAGTTATCTCCAAATGGTTCTATTGGCATTTCACCTGACGTATTAGAAAATTGTATTATATCTCCTGTTTCTAACATATATCCTTTTGCTGGATTTACAATATCACAACTTATTATTTTTTTAATGTCACCATAAATATTCATATAGTAATCGGCAAAACCATCATTTGGATTACCACCACCAACATCAGCATTACCTGCTTTGTTAACATTATAATCTAAATTAACCTGCTTAATATTCTCTTTTGCTCCAATATTTAAATTAGAACGCGTTGAGTTGGTAGAATCCTCAGATGTTACGCTACTAATGTAAGAACTTTGTGCAGGATGCTTTTCAAAGCTAATCTCCATTTTAGTTATTAATTCACTGAATGGTGTTGTAGAAATATTAATATTACTAACATCATTACCTTGTAATGTGGTGGCAACATCACTAGAACTATATGAATTTTTTATGTACCAATATGAACCAGAACCATCGGCACGAAACTTAAATATAAAACTAAATTCGTACTGTATTCTTTCTAAAATATTCTTTAATGAAGTGGGTTCTAGTACCCAAGCTCGTATGTTCCATGCACTACTATCAATTCTAGCGTCTTCAATATCTAAATTACTATTCCAATTATAAATATTATTATCTGTATCATCGTAACCAGTAAAGCGAACTAACAAATCTCTGTGCGCTTCTAATCCACATATTGCAGTACCACTACCGCCATTATAACTTTTGTCTAAACCATCACCACCACAATATAAATATTCAATACTTTTTAATGCCTGATAGCCTTGATCTTTGTCAGTAAAATCTATTTCGGTAGATACAGAAGTACGTATATCATATATTCTTGGAGTAAAAGTACATGTACCTGCATCTACTCCAGCATTAACTATTTTACCTCTGATTTCTGTTAAATCACTCCAACCATTTGTACTATCAAATGCAGATAACATACTTGCACTTGTGTCTGTAGTAACTGATACAGAGGTTGTTCCAGATGTAGTCGATTTAGATGAATTATCTGTATTGTCAAACGTATCATCAAAAGACCAAGTTTTATTAACAAAGCTGCAAGATTGAGATCCACTTGCACCTAAACTACGTACAATTGTCCAGGCAAACACAATGGTCATTGTTACTGCATCTACCTTATGATCTGGCCTTATCCACTTCGCTTTATATGATCTCGTAGTAGTGCCACTTCCTGTTCTTGAAAACTCTATTTGAGTAAATGTGCTGGTTTCGTTAGCTAATGGTGTATCAATTGCATTATCACCATTAGTCCAACTATCTGTTGATACATCTTCAACAGGTTTCATTCTAAATTTTTTAGGCATCTTATGATAAGCTCGTACTGCAAAACCGTTTTTATAACTTTCATTAGCGGTATCAAAACTTGAGAAATCATCTACGTATACTGGTAAAAACCTATCTAAGTTGCGATCATAGTAATGAGGATATGCAGTGCTAGAAATACTATGTATACCAGTTAATGCAAACACCTCATCACCACGTATTTCATTTACAGGTATAGGAAATACAGTCATATTTGCTCTATAATCCTGTATAGTGCTATTAGCAGTATAATTACCATAAGATACTGGAAAATATTTATTAGTATCAGATGCCTTAGTTTGTGGTATTTCTATATTATCCCAAGGTGATCTCTCTACAATCATTAAATTTATTTGATCATTATTATGAGATATATCAACTAATCTACCATTATATATCTGTAAACAATTTGACAGCGTATTGTCTCCATTTAATTGGCTATATATTTTTACAGTGCGATTTAAATAGCTATTAGAACCACCAAAAATTTCAGCAGAAAAGTCATCACCTTTATATTTAAAATTTGCCAACGTAATAGAAATATTTCCTGTTTTAGCAGTGCTGTTAGATAAATTAATTGAGCTTCTAATTGTTAAATTGCTATTAGTTACAACACCATGATAAAAAACATTGCCTACAGTCGTATTATTTAATGAAATAGGAGTAAAGTTACTTTCATCTCCATAATATAATTGTATAATCCAATTTTCAACAATGTTACTTGCTTTTGATGCTGCACTGTAAACTGCGGGTAATGTTAAGCTCACGCAAGATTCCGATTCGTTGCTTTGTTAATTGCAGGTATGATGTGATCTATAACTGTTTCATCAACTAATGGTGCAGAGATATTTACCGTCACTCCACCTGCATCGCCAGTGCGATTCATCTGCGCTAAGTTTTGTACACCAATATTTTGTACCGCTTCTCTGCGCATGACAAACTCACCTGCCTGGGCCATAATGGGAACGTTATCCTGACCTTGGACCACACCGCCATTTGCAAAGCGTTGTATACCTCTATTAGTTATCAGTCCACCAGTATGCGCAAAGAAACTTGAAAGTAAATTTAGTCCTGCTCCCCCAACTGCATTACCAGATAATGCTAATAACGAGCCAACTGTTCTTAAAAACACACCAAACATTTGACCTGCATCTCTTGTGTCTCCTTTCAAAGCAGACATTGCGCCTGCCAAAACATTAATAGATGCCGCAGCTTTTTTGCTACTATCACTGGTTGAATCAACATCACTGCCTACAGCACTAAGATCATCTTTTAACTTAGCTAACACCGCATCAACATTACCTAACTCTGCAAACAACTCACGATTTGCTTCAACCATTTCAATGGTTGCTTGAATATTTTTTCTTTGGCCTTCTTCTGTTTGTGCAAACAAATTAATAAAAGTTTTTTGTTTATCTTCTCTTGCCTTTTCTGCATCTTCCAAGTTTTCTACTGCTTGCTTGTTTTTTTCTAATTGGTTTTTTAATAGTTTATTTGCTTGCGCATTAGCAAGAATAGTAGAAATCGCATTTGCTTGAGTTTCAGTTAATGAAATACTAGTATCATTGGATAAGGCTAATGATTTGGAATTGGCAGTAATCGCTTGTGTATTAATATCAAAATTATTTTTTAAATCAGTGAGTACATCTCCTTCAGCCTGCAATACTTCGCCAATTTGATTAATAACATCTAATCGAGTTTGTTGCGCTTCCACTTCTTTTTCTACAGCCAATACTTCAGCGTCTCGTGCTGTTTTAAGCAAAATCATTGTGTCTACTGTGCTTTGTGATAAGTCCTGCGCTAATTTTACATTATCATTGCGTAGTTTTTCAGCCTCAGTTAATTCATCTACTGCGTTTTTTAATGTCCTAATTTTATCCAACTGCTTTAAAACTGATTGCGATACAAGTTCTCCTGTTTGCTCAAATACCTTCATTTGATCACTAGCGTTGGTCAAAGACATTAATTGTAACACCAATGATTTTTCTTGATCATTTAAAGATTTTCTAAATTTTTGCATAGCAGTCTCTGCTTTACTACTACTTGATTCCATTTCAGTAGTGGCATTTGAAGCATTAGCTAAACTTTCAGCGTACGCCTTTAAATCTTTTTCACTTTGCTTGATTTCTTTGTCAAACTCTTTTACTTCTTCAGTAAGATGATCAAATGTTCCCAATAACTCGAATAGCTTATCAAATGCTAATCCCGCAGCAGTAATAAATACTCCTATTCCTATTCTCTTTAATGCTGCTCCAAATTTTAATGTAGCAATTGCTGCAAGATTTGCTTGAATTTTATATGCAAGAAAAGCACTACTTACAAGACTAATTGCCAATGCAGCTTCTGCTAATTCTTTTTTGTTAATACCTTTTAGAAAGTCCTGTGTAGCTTTTATTGTTGCGATTAGCGATGGCATTAATATATCACCTATGACAGCCTGCAATCTCACAACTTGATCTCGCATATTACTCAATGCACCCGAAAAGTTTTGAGATAATCGCTCAGCACTACCTGCGATTCTACCATTTGGATCTGCCAACGCGTTTATTAATGCCTTTCTAAACTCAGGTAACGTAATTTTACTTAAATCTTTTATGCCTTGAGAATCTTTAATTAATTGTAAGATACCTCTTTCTCTAAGACGATCTGCTGCACCCGCTCCCCCCGCAAAGGCACGACCTAATGCGCTTGCTGCGTCAGTAGCTGTTGTACCCATAAACGCAGCCAAATCGGTTACTGAGGATAGTGTAGCTTTTGAATTTACACCAAATGCTTCTAATTGCGCACCCGCTTCAACTACATCTTGGAGTTGGAATGGTGTAGTTGATGCTATTGCATTAAAACGATCAAAGGCCGCTTCTGCGCCTTCAACACTGCCAGTTAATCCAACTAATCTAGTTTTAACATCTTCAAAACCAGATGATGCTTGTACAAATTTATTTACAAAAACAGTCGCGCCACCTATAGCAAAACCATATACTAATAATCTATTTCTTAAACTTCCTAAACTACCAATCAAACCATTGGTAGTACCGCGTAACCTATCTGCTGCCTTATTATAATCTTTAGTATTTTTCTCAAGGTTTTTAAAATCTCTAGTAGCACGAGAAAATCCTTTACTACGAACTTCAATTATAAATCTTTTTTCAGCCATTTTGTTTCTTTACATCTTCTTGTTGGAGTGCATTAAATTCTTCATCTATAGCCGAAAAGATGACTAAGCGGTGATAATCAGCTTCATCTATAGTGTTTGCTAAAGATAGATTAAATCTCTTCATAGCCATATACTCCTCAAGCGCAAATATAGTCTCAGGCGTTAGAAAGTACGTTGAATCGGCGCAAAATACTAATGAATGGTATAACGCTGCACCAAGCGTAAATTTTCCATCTTTGCTTTCATCTACAATACGCCATATTTCATTCCATAGTTCATCTTCGTCATAAGTTATGGTTTTCTTTAGCGTAGGAGACTGCGCTTGGTATGGAAAATGCAGGTTGCGACTAGGTTGGTTTCTATAACTCATCCACATCGCAACGCGGTGCATTATGACTTTTTTTGATTTACGTCCTTGTAAGCATTATAGATACTCATTAACACTGTATCTATGTCATTATCATCCAATTTACCTAATGACTT